ATGGACAAAGCAGATTTGAAACAAGACAAGAAGATGATGGCTGGAGCCGTGCACAAGCACGAGAAAAAGCTGCATCCTGGTCAGCCTATGACTAAGTTTGCCAAAGGTGGCAAGACAAATGCTCAGATGAAAACTCTGGGTCGTGGTCTGGCTAAAGTAGCTAACCAGAAGAAGTCTTCCTTCACATACAAAAAAGGTGGCTAATATGGCTAAATTCAGTCAAAAGCAAGGCGGCAAAGAAGTCGGCAATGCCGAAGTCTATGCTAAGCCACACACCATGACCGGTGGAAATGTTGAGCTGGGTAACGGCTACAGCGGTGCTAAACCTACTCGTGCAGACAGAGTAAACATGTCGGTTGGTAACATCAATCGTGATGGTTACAACCCTGATGTCAAAACAACTGGTATCAAAATTCGTGGTACTGGCGCAGCCACTAAAGGCGTGATGGCACGAGGCCCGATGGCATGAACTATACGCAGCTTGTTGCATCTATTGAGGCGTATACGGAAAATAACTTTCCGGACATAACGCTGGCCGACGGGTCTACAGAGACCACGAAGGAACAGATTGACCGCTTTATACAGCAAGCTGAACAACGTATTTATAACAACATTCAATTTCCTTCGCTCCGTAAAAACATGACTGGTAATATCCAGTCAGGCAATAAGTACCTCAAAGCGCCGGACGACTACCTTGCTACATACTCTTTAGCGGTTATTGATGCGTCTGGTAACTATGAGTATTTGTTAAATAAAGACGTGAACTTTATTCGTCAGGCGTATCCTAATGCCACTACAGACGTTGGGATACCTAAATACTATGCGTTGTTTGGCCCTGCTATTGTTGGCAATGTAATCACAAATGAATTAACATTTATTCTTGGCCCAACTCCTGACACTACTTATACGGCAGAACTTCATTTCTATTACTATCCAGAGTCTATTGTGACCGCTAATACTTCATGGTTAGGTGACAATTTTGATACTGTACTTTTGTATGGTTCATTGGTAGAAGCGTATACATTTATGAAGGGTGAAACCGACATGATTGCGCTATACAACCAGAAATACATGGAAGCACTTGCGCTGGCTAAACGTCTGGGCGATGGTATGGAGCGTCAGGATGCGTACCGTTCTGGCCAATATAGACAGGCGGTGACCTAATGGCTATCCAACAAGGCGCTACTGATGCTTTTGCAACGGGTCTAATGAATGGGGTGTATAACTTCACTACTGACTCGTTTAAAATTGCGCTATACACTGGTTCAGCTTCATTAGGCCCTGATACCGCTGTGTATACCGCCGGGTTAACAAGTGAAGTTGTAGCTACAGGATACACCGCTGGCGGTATAGCACTGCCTGTTTCTGTTGTACCTACTTCTGCAAACAATACAACGTACATTTCGTTTTCCAACGTAACTTGGAATGCAGCTTTAACTGCTAGCGGGGCTTTGATCTATAAGTCTGGCGGTACTAATCCGACTGTATGTGTTTTAGATTTTGGTGCAGCAAAAACATCAACAGCTACATTCACAATACAATTCCCAACTGCAAGCAGTTCAGATGCAATTATTCGTATAACCTAAGGAGAAGATATGGCATTGGTCACAACCACCAAAGGCGAAATGGACGATTCTCTTCTTGAGAAAAAAGAAGGCTTCGTAGATAATGATAACGAATCAACCACATGGGTGGAGTATTGGTTAGATGGGGAACTTGTGCACCGTTCGGCGCACGTAGCCCTCAAGAAAAACGTAAGTTCTGCGGTAGAAGCCGCATCTTTTAATTAAGGAGCCAATCATGGCAAATACTCAAGCAATGACAACGAGCTTTATGGGCGAGTTGATGACTGCAACACACAACTTTGGTACTGCCCCAGTTCGTGCAACCGGCGCAACTGACGCGTTTAAAGCAGCGTTGTATTTAACTTCTGCCACAATGAATGCTAGTTCTACTGCATATACCGTGACAGGTGAAGTATCTGGTACTGGCTACTCTGCGGGCGGTGTTGCGGTTACATTTGGCACACCCCCTACGGCCACTAATTCTTCTGTTACTGCGGGTGTTGCATTTGTAACACCTTCGGCCAGTATTACATACACCACAGTGACTTTGGCTACGGCGTTTGATGCCGTGTTGATCTACAACTCAACACAAAGCAACAAAGCGGTAAGCGTCCATACCTTTGGTTCACAGACAATTACTGCTGGTACGTTTACTCTGACAATGCCATCGAACACAACTTCGACTGCTTTGATTCGCTTGGCTACAACCTAATAGGGTCGGTGGGGTAACTCACCGGAGTAGCCATGTTTGGAATCTCCGCATTCGCCGAAGCGCCGTTCGCCTCGCTTGCGGGGCAGACGATTGTTCTTTCTCTTACCGGCGTTCAGGCATCTGGCGCGGTAGGATCAGTCACGGAAGACAGCGCTGCTGCGTTAACCGGTGTTCAAGCGGCAGGTTTAGTTGGTACTGTTGGGGGAGACAACACAGTTGCACTAACTGGAGTTGAGGCGCTTGGTGCGGTAGGGAATGTCACAGAAACTAACAGCCCGGATGAAGTTGGGGTGTTGGCTAACGGCGCAGTTGGAACTGTCTTAGTAGGTGAGCGGTTTATTGCTTTGACCGGTATCGGGGCAACTGGAGCGGTAGGCAATGTTGATTTTGCTTACGCTGCGGCCTTGACGGGTGTTGAGGCTTCTGGTGCGGTAGGAACGGTTATTCCCGGCAAAGAGTTTGGGCTTAGTGGGGTACAGGCATCGGGCGACGTTGGTACTGTTGGTTTCTCACCTGTCCCGGATGGTGTTTCAGCCTCCGGTGCAGTTGGCACTGTTGGATTGGCAAATCGTCTAATTGCCCTGACTGGTGTAGAAGCCGCCGGTGCGGTGGGGGATGTTACTGAAACAAATAACCCAACTGAAAATGGTGTACAAGCCACTGGCGCTGTTGGCACCATTACAATGGGTGAGCGGTTTGTTGCTATAAGCGGCGTGTCAGCAAGAGGCCAAGTCGGTACAATGAATTATTTTTATTGGACAACAATTGATGACAGCGAGACGCCAAACTGGCAAAATGTTGAAATGACGGTGTAAGGACATACTATGGCACTTGTATTAGCAGATCGCGTAAAAGAAACCACTACCACGGCGGGTACGGGTACGGTGACTTTGCTTGGCGCGGCTACAGGGTTTCAGTCTTTTGCTGTTATTGGCAATGCAAACACAACCTTTTATACAATTGCAGAGCAAACAGGGAATGAGTGGGAAGTGGGTGTTGGTACATACACTTCTTCTGGTACAACACTTGCCCGCACTACGGTTCTTTCTAATAGCGCAGGGACACAACCATCGGCTTTATCATTCTCAGCCGGTACAAAAGATGTGTTTGTAACTTACCCATCTAACAAATCTGTCAATCTTGATGCGTCTGGAAACTCTACGGCTTTAGGTACTCCAGTTTCTGTTACTTTAACCAATGCTTCTGGACTTCCACTTTCCACAGGTGTAACTGGACAACTTCCAGTAGCTAACGGCGGCACAGGGCTTGCTACTGCAACAGCTTATAGCGTGGTGTTTTCAGGTACAACTTCAACAGGCGCGTTTCAAGCAACTGCTGGGCCGGGAACAACGGGCCAACTTTTAACGTCTAATGGTGCGGGAGCATTGCCTACATTTCAAACAAGTACAGCGGCGTCTAAAGCGTATGTGCAAGCAATTAGCATCCTAAATGGACTGTAAGGATAAAAAATGGCAGTAACCAATTTTTCCCCTCTCCTTGGTCTGGCACTGCCAACTACGGGAGACTTGTCGGGTACATGGGGTACAACTGTTAATGATTCAATTACAGGTCTTATTGATTCGGCAGTTGCGGGTACAACTACTCTTAGCGCAAATGCAGATGTAACTTTAACCACAACAAATGGTTCGGCTAATCAAGCTCGTAATGCGGTTATTTTATGGACGGCCAGTAACGGCGCAACTACACGTAACATTACCGCACCGGCTCAAAGCAAGGCTTATGTTGTAATCAATGCCGGTACTGGCTCTATTGTTGTTCGTGGCTCTGGCCCAACAGCAGGTGTAACTATTCCTTCCGGCACCCGTGCGTTGGTTGCATGGAACGGCTCTGATTTTGTAAAAATTGTCAGTAATCCCGTTGTATTGACTACAGACGTTAGTGGCATTTTGCCTGTAGCTAACGGAGGTACAGGAGTCGCTACCTCAACTGGTACTACCAATGTTGTGTTGTCTAACTCACCTACACTTGTAACGCCAACTTTAGGTACGCCTCAATCAGTTACTCTTACAAATGCCACAGGTCTTCCTTTGACTACTGGCGTGTCTGGTATTCTTCCTGTAGCTAATGGTGGTTCAGGCACGGCAACGCCAAGTTTGGTTCAAGGAACAAACGTTACCATCACAGGTACATGGCCTAATCAAACTATTGCCGCTGCTGGTGGTAGTAGCGGTATCACCGCTGGTCAATCCATTGCTTTTGCTTTAATATTCTCTATCTAAAGGAGTTCTCATGGCCGCACCAAATATTGTTGCTGTAACAACAATTACACCAAACACACTGTCTATCACACCTGCTGATACGTCACGTAATGCGCTTGTCGCTGCGCCTTCTTCTGGCACTGCATTTAAGATCAACCAGATCATGATTGCAAACATTGACGGCTCTGCGGCTTACGACGCAACTGTTGAGTTGCGCTTGGCTGATGGCTCAACTTACCGCGCCCTTGGCTCCACAATCTCTGTGCCAGCCGATGCCACATTGATTTTGCT